CCTTTACTCACCTATTCCCCACAAGGTAATACTTTAGTAAACCAATCCTACGACCAAGGCACAGGAGTCCTACAAGTAACAGGAGCGTCTAGCTTTAATGGCGCTGTAGTTGATAAGAGTCTAAACTTACAGGGTGGTAATAACCTTGTACTTAACTCTGCCATTTTGGTTACCCAAAATATTACTGTAACTGCTAATACTTATACCTTGTCAATGACAGGCACAGGAACGATTACATTAAGCGGAACAAGTAGTGGTACTTTAGTTGGCACAGGCGCAAGCACAGTCGTTTCAAAGACATTTACTCCTACGGCTGGTACGCTTACTTTAACTCCTACTGGCTCATGCACCACAGTTCAATTAGAACTTGGTAACGTATTTAGCGGATATACAGCCACAACAGGAACAGCAGTTACTACTACTAACGCATTATCAATTCCACAAGGTACTTTTTCTAGTAACGATACGCTTACCGCATCATCAGGCTCTTTAACAGGAACAGCTTTTTCTGTAGCGCAGACTTGGAATACAACTGGAAATCCAACGGCTTTTAAAGTAAATGTCACTAATATTGCTAACGCTGGTTCAGCACTTTTAGCTGACTATCAAGTTGGTGGGGTAAGTAAATGCCAAGTAAACTTTGCTGGTGGATTAACTTCTTTCTCGAATATTTATTCACTTGGTGGAGCTTTAATGTATGGCTCTGGCATTATTGCTGGAAGCATATATAAAATTGGATTTTCAAGCACTGTAAATGCTTACGATACTCCAGATTTAACTCTCTACCGTGACTCCGCCAACACTCTAGCGCAACGCAACTCTACCAATGCACAAGCCTTTAGACTATATAACACCTATACAGATGCTAGTAATTATGAGCGTCTATCTGTAGATTGGACTACTACTGCCAATACAGCAACTATCTCTACTCAAAATGCTGGTACAGGGAGTAAGCGTAATCTAGCTATTGCTCAAGATGTAACTATCAACACAGTAACAGTAGGACTAGGTGGTGGTGCTGTAAGTACGAATACGGCTGTGGGTAGTGGTGTTATGACAGCTACAGCTACTGGAACTGGAAATGTTGCTGTTGGCTATCAATCTTTAAGGTCAGTAACTTCTGGTTCTGGGAATGTATCTACAGGACAGTATGCTTTATCGGTTAATACAACTGGTATTGCAAACTGTGCTTATGGAAGTGTTTCATTAGGCAATGGAAGCGTAGGCGCAAACTACAATTCAGCTTATGGATATTATAGTTTAGGAAATAACATAACTGGCAATAGCAGTTGTGCATTGGGTTATTTTTCTCTTTTATACAATACTGTTTCTTCAAACCTTACTGCAATCGGCACACAGGCTTTAACAAATAATACCACCAATGTAGCCACACTCGGCACAATTACAGGCGGTACAGGTTACACAACAGGTACATATACTGGCGTAGTAATGACACTATCAAGTGGCTCTACTGCAATCACTTACCCTACTGCAACGATTGTAGTCGCTGGTGGAGTAGTTACCACAGTCACACTAACATCTAATGGTGTAGGCTTTAAAGATACCACGACAGTATTAACTGCACCAGCAGCATCTATTGGTGGTACTGGTAGTGGATTTTCTGTGCCAGTAGCTACTCTGCAATCAGGTACAGGCAATGTGGCGGTGGGTTATCAGGCTGGGTATAGTAATAGTGTGGGGCAATATAATACTTTTAATGGTTATCAGGCAGGATATTCAAATAGCATAGGAAGTTACAATGTATTTAATGGTTACACCTCAGGATATTCAAATAGCACTGGTAATGCCAATGTTTCCGTGGGTTATGCCTCATTACCAGTAAATACTTCTGGAAGTGGGAATGTTTCTATAGGTTCAACCGCATTTAACGCCAACATTTCTGGAAGTTCTAGCGTAGGAATTGGAAGGAATGCTTTATATGCAAATATTTCTGGAAACAATTTAGTAGCCGTTGGAAATAACGCTGGCTATGGTACAGGTTCTAACGCAAACACCACAGGTTCTAATAATACTTACATAGGTGTTCAAACAGTAGGCTCTGCTAACAACAACACCAACGAGATGGTTATTGGCTACACAGCAGTAGGACTAGGCTCTAACACAACTACTATTGGTAATACAAGCACTACACTAACTCAGACCTATGGCGTTACTAAATCTACTAACTACACAGTAGCTACTTTACCTTCTGCATCAACAAGCGGAGTAGGTGCAAGGGCATTTGTAACGGATGCAACTGCTACAACCTTTGCTTCAATCGTTGCTGGTGGTGGCTCAAACCCTGTACCAGTCTACTCGGACGCAACCAACTGGCGAATCGGCTAATTAAAAGGAAAAACAATGGCAATCACATTCACAACAACAATCACTTCAATGGAGGCTTATCCTCTTTACGAAGCAGTACCCTTGTATGTATTCCGAGTCTATTGGAATTATGAAGGTGACGATGGTAAGTTTTCAACTGCTATGCAAGGCTCTACCGACATTCCAGCAAGCGACCCACAATCAGCTATTCCTTATGCTGATTTAACGCAAGAACAAGTCATGGGATGGGTTCAGACCTATACGCCAGCATGGACATGGGCAGAGTACACAGACAAGATTACTGCATGGATTACTGCTCAGTACACACCTGCGGTGGTGAATCCTCCATTGCCTTGGTCTGCTCCTCCAGTAGTTGAGCCTATTATTGAGCCTGTAGTTGAGCCTGTAGTTGAGCCTGTAGTTGAGCCTGTAGTTGAGCCTATTCCACCTATAATTGATGTAATCCCACCAGCATAACAATCTTTAGAAGCAATTGTTCCAGCAGAAACAGTAGAGCCAACTGCGGTACAATAATTTTAAATAAACTTTAAGGATTAGTGATGCAATCCCCAAAATATTCGGTAGTAATACCGACTTACAATCATTGTGAGAAATATTTAAAACCTTGTATTGATTCAATAATAAAATACACAGAAATGACTGACATAGAGTTGGTCATTTCTGCTAATGGCTGTACTGATAACACTAAAGCGTATTTACAATATTTAAAAACTGCTATTCCTAATATGCAATGGTGGTGGAATGATGAACCTCTAGGCTTTGCCAAAGCCACTAATGTCGGTATTAAAGCCGCTAAAACAAATAAAATAGTATTGCTTAACAATGACACTTTGTTGTTAGAGCAACCAAAAAATCAATGGTTAACTAGACTTGATGATTTTCATGCTGACATATCTTCAGTATTAACCCTACATTCTAAAATTACAAATCAAAAGTTTGGTGTTTTCTTTTGCACAATGATTGATAGAAAAGTGTTTGATACCATTGGTTTATTAGATGAGAGTTTTGAAACTGGTGGATGTGAGGATATAGACTTTTGCTTTAGAGCAGATCAAAATGGTTTTAGCCTTGTAGATGTTGGCTTTAAAGGCGATTTTCCTATATATCATGTAGCTGAAGGAACAGTCCATGACAACAGTTTGGTGCAAGATTGGAAACAAAAGTTTTATAAGAATGAATTAAAATTGGCTAAAAAATATAACCCAGAACACTATAGATATTTGCTTTCTAACAATTATGAAAGAGCCGTATTCCTTAAAGGCGATCCAGTATTCCCTAGAGAAACTACCAGATATGAATGGGCTGAAAAAAATAAAAAAGGTTACATTACTTTAGAAATTGGTTGTTCTACTGGATATGGAAGTCAATTTTTAAGTGGTCAATACATAGGTTTAGATTACGATCAAACTATTATTGATGTAGCTAAAGAGCAAAATTGGTTAAATGCTGATTTTTATCATGCAGATATAAATACTTTTGAATTTGATCAATATCAAACAATTATAGCTTTTGAGGTAATAGAACACCTAGACAATGGTTTAGAGATAGTAGAAAAACTTAAAAAACATTGCAAAAAACTTTTAATTTCTGTTCCCTACAATGAACCAAAAGGCTTTTGGGGTGAACATCACAGACTACATGGTTTAAATGAAAGCCATTTTCAAGGTTTTAAATTTGCATATATTAATCATGTAGGACAAATATCAGATATGCCACAAGAAATCACACCTGAAAACCCAAGTAACTTAATGATTTGTAGGTGGGATAATGCCTAAAATACTATGCTCAATAGCAACTAGGGGGCGTTATCACACAACGCTTCCTTTAGTTTTAGAAGCTGTTATTAATCAAACTTGGCTACCTAACAAAATTGTTATTTTTGACGACAATGATGAACCCCAAGATATGCGAAAAGAAATGATTTATCAGCATTTCTTTCAAATAATGGCTATTAAAGGTATTGAATGGGAGTGGTTATTTGCTGAAAAAAAAGGACAACATCACATTCATCAAATGGCTAATCGGATGGATTTTGATTGGGTTTGGCGTGTAGATGATGATTGCGTTCCTGAAGCCACAGTCTTGCAAAGCCTGTATAGCCATGCTACACAGTTCCCTAATGTTGGGGCTGTAGGTGGTGCAATACTTACTCCACCATTACAAAATACATCTAAATCTACTGGGTTAATTAAAGACATTGATTCTGAGCCTAATATTCAATGGAATTTTATTGATGGCATTAGGGAAGTAGAGCATTTACATTGTTCTTTTTTATATCGGGCAGGGGTCTATGACTTTAATACAGGGCTTTCTAGGGTAGCGCACAGGGAAGAAACGCTATTTACCTATGGTTTACACCAAAAAGGATATAAAGTATTGGTTGTACCTAATGCTGTTTCTTGGCACATGAAAAACCCTCAAGGGGGTATTCGTGCTGAAACAAAGAAGGAGATGTACGACCATGACGAACAAATATTTAGAAACACACTCAGTTTTGATGACAATACTGTTGTTGTTCTCAATTCTGGACTTGGGGATCATATTGTATTTAATTCCATATTGGGTTCTATCAAAAATCCAGTTGTCTTTGGTTGCTATCCTGAAATAATCCCTTGTCGTTCTATAGCTGAAGCACAGCACCTTTTTGGTAACATAGATCAATGGAATATCTATGGCAAGATGGATCAATGGAAGTGGACTGATAGCTTAGAAAATGCCTACAGAAAGCTTTATTTATGATAATCATTCACCCTTTTGCNAAACCATTAAGAAATGGCAAAACTAACCCTAAAAACTACCCTTATTGGAAACAATTAATCTCCATGATTAATGAGCCTATTATTCAAATAGGCGTAGAAGGCGAAGAACAGTTAGTACCTGATTTTCGTAAAAATTTACCAATTCCAGAACTTAGAAAGTTAATCCAAGAATGTCGAATCTGGATTGGCGTAGACAGCTTTTTCCAGCATTTAGCTTGGGATGAAGAAAAATCGGGTATTGTTCTTTGGTCAGTATCAGACCCATTGATATTTGGACACNCAGAAAANACCAATTTACTTGAAAATCGTGATAATCTATCAAAAAATCAGTTTCTTTGGTGGGAAGCAACAGAACATAANCCTAGTNNCTTTGTAAAGCCAGAGATTGTTAAAAATTATNTATAAAAAGGCTTTTTATGTTCGACCAAACACTTTTTAATTATGCGTTAGCTTTATGTGGTGCTTTGGGCGGATGGGTTCTAAAAGTTATTTGGGATGCAGTTAAAGATTTACAATCGGCAGATAAGGTTTTGGTAGAAAAAGTAAACACTATTGAGATTCTTATAGCTGGAAACTATATGTCTAAATCAGATTTTGACAAAATTGCTATTGCTATTTTTGCAAAATTAGACAAAATAGAGGACAAATTGGATAAAAAGGCAGATAAATAATGTTTAAAACTATTTGTGCTTTACTTCGTAAAAAACCTGAACCAGCTATTATTCCAGTTTTTCCTGTTAAAAAAAAACCAATAGCCAAAAAAGTAGTGGCTAAAACTGCTAAAAAACCAGTAGCAGTTAAAAAAACTATCAAAAAGCCTATTTTGAAAAAAAAATGAAAGCAATGCACAAATCAAGGACTATGTGGTTTTCCTTGCTTCTTGTTATATTTGGTGCTTTATTTGATAACCTATCCTATGTGCAAAATAGTATTGATCCAAAATATTATGGCTTTATCCTTATTGGGATTGGCGTTATTGTTGCTATATTGCGCTTTGTGACTTCCAAGCCTATTGAGTAATGTTTCCTTTATCTATAAATAGTTATTTAATGATTGGTCTTGCTGTTTTAGCAATGGGTGGCATTGGTTATGGAAAATATGAATCTTATAAATTGGATGCTTATAAAGTAGCTCAAGCTAAAGCTGTGCATGATAAAGAAGTTCAAAGCCAAGAAGATACTGACAAAATAAGGAAATCTAAAGATGCTCAAATTGCTAGTATTAATTCCCAGCTTGCTGATGCTCTTATCAGCTTGCGGAACAGACCCAATCGTAGCCAAAGCTCCAGTAATGGACAAAATGGAACTGGGACAGCCCTTTCTGCCGAGGATGCAGAATTTCTTATTAGGGAAGCTTCCAGAGCAGACCAAATAAGAACTGGATTAGAAGCTTGCTATGCTCAATATGATGCGGTAGCTAAATGATTTATTCTAAAAATGGGCTTCATCTTACAGAAAGTTTTGAAGGATGCAGACTTACTTCTTATCCTGATCCGGGAACTGGTGGTAGCCCTTGGACTGTTGGTTATGGGCATACTGGTTCTGATGTTCATCCCAATATGACCATAACTCAAGAACAAGCTGAAGAATTATTAATGCAAGATGTTCAAAAATCAGAAATGACAGTAGCTAATAAAATACATACAGACATAACTCAAGATGAATTTGATGCCCTTGTAGACTTTGTTTTTAATGTTGGAGCAGGGAACTTTGCTGGTTCTACCCTATTAAAAAAAATTAATGCTGGCGATATGAAAGGTGCGGCATTAGAATTTGAAAAATGGGATATGGCGGCTGGTCGTCACATGGCTGGACTACTTAAGCGTAGACAAGCTGAAGAAAAATTATTTGATGGGCTGGTATGACCGATATTTACGATATGGCTTCAGACAATGAAGAACGGGATCGGGATTTAGCTATTCAAATTGCTCGCTCTAAACCCAAAAATCATTCTTTTACTGGGCGTTGTTTATATTGCAATGATAATATTGTTAAAGGGCTATTTTGTAATGCCTTTTGCCATACCGATTATGAATCGGAGCAAGTTATTAAAAAGCATCAATGGCGTTAAGCCTTTCTTAGTATTGCTCTAAATTTGTCTGCTACATGGCGATACAAGATTTCCATGTCTGCTTTGCTGTGTCGGTCAAAATGGTTCATCCAATAGTCGGCTGATTCTCTAGCTTCTTTTAATATTTCCTCATCTGTTTTTAGTGTCTTTGTTGGCTGTGTGTAAAGTGGTTTCCAATAATCAACTTCACAATAAGGCTTCTTCTCTACAATCTTTGTGCCATGACCTGTTTTAAGAATCCATGCTATTGGTTCATTAGTCATTTCATAACTCCATAAATTCCAGCGCAAAATAACCATACTGCAAGCGCATGACCCGCAATAAAATACAAAAAGTTAATCATTTCTCTTTTCCCTTTTCAATCCAATAATTGTCATTTTCTTCATAGGCTATGCTTAGTTGTTCTTCTAATCTTTTTATCTCAGCTTGTAGCTGGCGGAGCATGGTGGCTGTCTGCATAAATCTTTCGCCAGAAAAACCATTAGCCCTAGCTTCAGAGGCTTTATCTCCTTGAAATTCAATCAGTTCATTTACGTTCAGAGAAGTCCGATTAGGGTTTACTCTTTTCCATATATGTTCATATGTGTAGCCTAGCGCAAGAGCCTCTGCCTCGGTCATTGCGAGCCTGTTTCCATCTTTGTCATGAAATATAATCATTTTCTTCTCCGATTAACCATATCTTTTTGAATGATAATTCCACCAAAATAAATTAAGACAGCTAAATAAAGCGTTACCAATACACCATAAATTATTAAATCAATCACAGAATCTCTCCTCATCTGTTAGTGTCTTTAACTGTGGCGAGCAAGTATGAATAGAATCCTCTGTAACCCTTTTGCCACAATCCAAGCAAGCAGTCCACACTACTGGTTCATTTTTCATTATCTTTAAGCCATCCAAAAAAAGGGATTGGTTCATCCGCTTCAAGTATTTTTACCGCCATTTGAGGAAGCTCCCCTANTCCACAAGGGACAATAGGGGTTTTATACAGTTCTTTTTCAGCTTCTTCTCTGTCGCTGGTNGTAAAAGTAGTCATGCGTAATCTGCTGTCTTTATAAGTAATAGTTGAATACAAATTTGTAGCTCTTGAACTGCATCATAAATTGGTTTATAGCCATTGATATGAGCGTTATTATCCAGTATTTCTATGTGGCTGAGTAATTGTCTTGCGTGTTTAATGTCATGTGAAAGGTCATTCATTTTATTTATCCTCTAATATATAAAATAATAATTAATATAAAGCCAGCTATTACCAAAAAAGCAAATAGCATGGCTATATCGTTCATTTAATGCGTA